GAAGAACGTCGGGGAGTCTTCTGTTTTCACAGGCAAACATTCGGAGGGGGAGTCATGAGATGGTTTGATTGGGAAGTGACCACAGATCCTGCAGTGGAAGTGGAATACATATACTATAAAGGAGACAGTGGTGTTGCATATTACTCAGACGGATCAGGGCAACGTCCTGAGAACTCAAGTGTGGATGTCACACGGTTCATCTATAAAGGAACAGACATCACAGAGGTTGTCTTTGAGTTGGTGAGTCTCAAGATCCTGCAGGACTTGGAGGAGCAAATCTGTGACTGGGAGGAGGACAGTGGGAATGACTCTGACTTTCTGTTCTACAATGACACACTATGAAAAAAAGCAAGACACTCAAAGCAGTTCAGGGGACACTTCGTCCTGATCGAGACATCACCCCAAGGGAGTCAACAGTTGACAGGTCTGAGTTCCCTGACCCAGTGATTGACCTGAATGAGAGTGCACGTCACTTTTATGATCTGACCATTGATCACCTCAATGATGCATCTGTCCTTTATCAGGTGGATGCAATGTTGTTGAGTGTCCTTGCCAAAAATATTGACATCATGATTCAGGCATCCAATGAGATCAAGGATCTTGATGATGTGGTCCAAGAGTTTGACTCAGGTGCAACAAATATCACAGGGACCTTCACTGCATTTGAACGTGCAGTCAAAAACGTCCTGACACTTTCAGCAAAGTTGGGACTGTCTCCTGCAGATAGGGAGAAGTTGATGTCATTCAGCAACATCAAGAAGGATGTTGAGGATCCATATCTCAGTTTAAAAACAGGATCTAGTGGATGACAGTTTGGGATCAATATGCACATGATGTGATCAGTGGCAAGATCACCACATCCAAATGGATCACCCTTGCCTGTCAGAGACACCTTGATGACTTAAACAACTGTCACAAGAGGGGTCTTTGGTTTGATCACAATGATGCACACAGGTTCATCCAGTTCTTTGAGAGATTCCTTCATCATTCCAAAGGCAAGTGGGCAGGACAACCATTCACCCTCCTTCCTTGGCAACAGTTTGCCATTGCAAACATCTTTGGATGGAAGAGAGATGATGGGTCAAGGCGGTTCTCAACCTTTTACTGTCAGGTTGCAAGAAAGAACGGGAAGACACAACTCCTTGCAGGGATAGGTCTTGCCATGTTGGACTTTGATGGTGAACAGGGGAGTGAGGTTGTGTGGGGAGCAACAAAGAGAGATCAGGCAAGGATCTGTCATGATGAAGCCACAAGAATGGTCAGGTCATCACCACATCTCAACAAACGGATCAAGATCCTCAGGAACAATCTTGCAGTCCCTTCCAGTCATTCAAAAGCAGAACCACTGTCCAGTGATGCCAAGAGTCTTGATGGACTCAATGTCCACTGTGCAGTCCTTGATGAGTTCCATGCACACAAGGATGCAGATCTCCTGAACGTCCTGAAGAGTGCAACAGGGTCAAGGACATCTCCTCTGATTGCAATCATCACCACTGCAGGATTCAATATTAACTCTCCATGCTTTCACATGATGAGGAGCACATGTGATGTCTTGGAAGGCAAGTCACAAGATGACTCTCTGTTTGCTCTCATCTACACACTGGATGAGGATGATGACTTCACTGATCCTGATGTGTGGATCAAGGCAAATCCATCCCTGAATGTGACACTCCCTGAGTCCTACTTGGAGAAGGAGTTGCAACAGTCTCAGAACTATGGTGGGAGCATGCTTGTGAACTTCAGGACCAAGCACTGCAATGAGTGGGTCTCTTCATCTGCAACATGGATCTCTGATGAGGTTGTGATGTCAGATCAGGAAGACATGGAACCTGATCCCAGTGAACCCTGTTGGGGAGGACTGGATCTTGCATCAGTCTCAGACATCACTGCACTCTCATTGGTGTGGAGACTTGAGGGTGGAGGATATATCACAAGGAGTTGGTACTGGATCCCTGAGGAGACAGTCAACAAAAGACTCCAATCAACAGGATCAAGAATTTATCAGGACTTCAGTTCACTGCCCAATGTGTTCATCACTGAGGGCAATGTCACAGACTATGATTCAATCAGGAGGTTCATCACTGGTTATCACATCACAGATGGACAGGTCAAACATGATCCTGATCCACTTGCCTCCAAATACAACATCAAGTCCATTGCATTTGACAGATTCAACTCTTCTCAGTGTGTGATCAACCTTGCATCTGATGGACTGTCAATGAAGCCATATGGACAAGGTTTTGTCTCAATGTCAACACCATCCAAATCTGTTGAGAGGTTGATGAGTGAGGGGAAGATTCAACACGGGTGTGATCCTGTGATGAGATGGATGTTCGGGAACGTGGTCCTGAAGACTGATCCCAGTGGCAACATCAAACCTGACAAAGAGAAGTCAGGAGACAAGATTGATGGTGTGATCTCCCTGATCATGTCCATTGGTCAGGAGATGACTGAACAGACAGAAACCTCAGCGAATATTCCTAATAACTACACAATCCGAACCCTGTGAACTTTAATCCAAACCCACATGAATTGATAAGACTCCTGAACCTTGCACCCAAGATCTCAACACGGGAGGGATTCATTGATGAATACTTTGACAGACTCCCTCAGTTTCATTCTAATGGTGATGCTTATTGGTCAGTTGAGCATGATCACATGTCTGTCTTTGGACGGACTAGATACAACGGTCATGAGAACTTTGCCTCTGTTTTGAGCAGATGGAACACTAAAAGGAGAGACTGTTCAGAAACTTGACACTGTCAACCCCTTCCTGACTTAATGAGGAGAATTTTGTCCCAATGAGATTCTCCCTTGAACTTGATTTCCTGAAGTATTTCAGGAGCAGAACCAACAAGTCTGACTCTGAAAAGAGGCAAGGCACTCACATCACATCTCCTTTCATGGGGATCTTTGGACGTAACACCAAAGCAGGAGTGAATGTCACTGAGGAGGGTGCTTTGTCACTTTCTGCAGTTTATGCTTCCATCAGTAAGATCAGCACAACTCTTGCCTCACTTCCCCTGAACCTATATCAGGAGACAGAGAATGGGAAGAGACTTGCAAAAGAACATCCTGCCTTTGTCATTCTGAACAGTGAGCCAAATCACTATCTCAACGGATTCAATTTCATTGAGAGAATGATCAGTGACTCTCTCATGTATGGGTGCTCATATGCACTCATTGAACGTGGTGAGATCACATCAAGACCTTCAGCACTCCATCCACTTAATCCTGCAAATATCAAAAAGGACATCCATGAGGGTGTCATGATATACAGGGACCAAGTTTCAGGGGAGATCTACTACAATGAAGACCTCATCATCCTTGAAGCATTCAGAGGGAAGAGTCCAATCAGATTGCACATGGAGAATCTTGGGATCACACAAGCGTCTCAGGAATATGGTGCACGGTTCTTTGGGACAGGAGGGAACACTGGAGGATTCTTGATGACAGACAAGTCACTCACAGATGAACAATATCACAGACTCAAACAAACATGGAGCAGTCAACATCAGGGAATCAAAAACTCTCATGAGACTGCTATCCTTGAGCACGGTCTGAAATACGAACGGAGCACAATCCCACCTGATCAGGCACAATTTATCCTGACAAGAAAGTTCCAAGTGGAAGAGGTTGCAAGGATCTTCAACATCCCACCAATTCTCATCCAAGCAGAAGGATCCACCACTTACAACAATGTGGAACAGATCCTGATTGCATTTGCCCAACAGACATTGATTCCTTGGGCAAGGAAGTTTGAGATGGAACTGGACAGGAAGTTGATTCCTGAGAGGGAGCGTGGTCAATACATGGCAAAGTTTGACATGAAGTCACTCCTGAGGGGAGACCTTGATTCAAGGCGTGAATTTTATGCCACTGCACTTCAACACGGATTCATGAACATTAATGAGGTCCGACAGATGGAAGATCTCAATGGAATTGGTGAGACAGGAGATGTCCACCTGATCCAAGTGAATCAGATCCCACTGGACAGTGCACAATCATATGGAGACAAACTAACTGAGACAGATTCATGACAGACTTCCCAACAAAAGGGGAGGATCTGAAAATCTCCCTCAGGAACTCCAATCTCCCTCAATTTGACTATGAGTTTGCACTGATGGTCAAAGAGGATCATCCTGCAATCTGGAAGACAGGAGGGAACATCAGGGGGAATGATGCCTTCAGACTTTGGACCAAAGCAAGACAAGGTGATGAATCACCCTCAGTTCTTGACTGGATCAAAGAGAGGGAAAGTTGGGGAGCACGTCACGGAGGTGATGGATCCCAGTTCCCTGAAGACTCACCAACAAAGTCCAACATCTCAGGTGTTGTTGCCTCCATGAAGTGGGGTGTGATTCTTGACATTGGAGAGTCTTTGATGAAGGAGATGGTCAGGGAGTTGATTGAGAAGGATGAAGGATCTGAGGATTATAGAACTACAAAATCAAACACAATGGAACGGAGATTCATATCAACAAAGATTGAGTCAAGACAGGACACTCCTGAGACTCAAGATGAGCAACGGGTTGAGGGATATGCATCCGTCTTCAATCAATCAACAGACATTGGAGGATTCACTGAGAGCATTGGTGAGAACGCCTTTCAAGATGTCATGAATGATGATGTCAGGATGCTTTTCAACCATGACCCAAACTTCCCACTTGCAAGGAGCAGGAACGGAGAGGGGACACTGGACATGAAGGTTGATGAGAATGGAGTCTTCTTTTCCTTCCCAGTGGGACCACAGACTTATGCAAAGGACTTGCATGAATCCATCAAGAGAGGTGATGTTGATGAGGCATCATTTGCTTTCACAGTGATGGAGGATGAATGGGAAGAGAGAGACGGCAAACCTCACAGACACATCACAAGACTTGGACAACTGATTGACCTTTCTGTGTGCACCTATGGTGCATATCAACAGACAGAGGTGATGGTCAGATCACTGCCTGAGATACCACTACAAGAAAACAAAAACAACGAAATGGAGACAGAGCAAAAGAGAGACCGTCTGAAGTGGGGACAGTCTATGCTTGAACTCCAAAAACTTAAACAACAATCATGAAAAATTCCGTGAAACTAATGGAAGAACGTGGTGCACTAGTTGAGGAGTTGGAGACTCTCCTGAACAAGGTTGCCACTGAGGACCGTGACTTCTCAAACGATGAGAACACACGTCAAGATGCAATCCATGCAGAGGTTGCAGAATTGGATTCAAGCATCCAACGTGCAAAGTCAAATGAGGCAATGTTTGCCGTGACTGCACAAGCATCTGCAAAGAGCGAGGACAAAGAAGTGGAGGAGATCCGTGGAAAGTTCTCAATGTCAAAAGCAATCTCAGACATTGTCAACAAAGGCGGTCTGACTGGTCTTGAGGCAGAGATGGCACAAGAGGGAAGAAATGAGATGAACGCATCAGGGGCATCTGCTCGTGGTAACATCACAATCCCTTCATTCTTGATGGGTGAATCTCGTGCAAATGAGACTTACTCTGTGGGTGACACAAACGGTCAAAACCAAGGAGACAAGGTCCGTGGTCTTGATCATGCAAACATGGTGGAAGGACTTCGTCCAGTTCCTGTGTTGGAGCGTATGGGAGCAACAGTGATCCAAGCAACTGGAGATCTTGTTTTGCCTTCATTGCCAAATGCAGATGCATCACAAGTTGCAGAGATGGGAACAGTCAACAATCTTGATGGTGACTTTGGAAGTGTGACACTTTCTCCAAAGCGTTTCGCCATGAGAATGGACTTGACTCGTCAGATGTTGAACCAATCAGACCCTGCTCTTGATGCAGTGATTGCACGTGACATGAGTGTTGCACTTGCAAATGAGTTTGATCAGTATGTGATTGCAAACAACCTTTTTGCAACAACCAACATCACTGATGGATCTGTTGGATCAGGAACTTCAGCATCTGCCACATCTTATGCTGACTTGACTGCTCATGAGGGTGCTTTCTTGAGCAACAACCCTGCAGGACAGAATCTTGCAATCCTTTGTGACCCAACAATGAGTGCCTACATGAAAGGAGTTTCTCAGAGTGCAGGTGGTCAGATCTTGAACATTGGAAATGAGATACTAGGCTATCCAGTATTCTCAAGCACTAATGTTGAAGCACAGACAGTGGTTGCTGACACATACTTCTCAGGGATCGCAGATGCAGATGATACTCTTGCAGTTCGTCCAATTTTCTTCATTGATCCTTCTGATTTATTCATTGCAAAATTTGGTGGATTGGATGTCACAATCGATCCGCTGACATTGGCACATCAAGGGACAATCCGTTTGATTGCCAACATGTATGCGAACGCAAATGTGAGACGTGCAGGATCTGTTCAGGTTCTTGCAGGACTTACTGCTGACACTACACCGACAACAGTTTAATCTGTTTTCCAATAGAATGGAGGGAGCATCATTGGGGTGCTCCCTTCCTTCACTTAAAACACACCCATGATGAAATTTGAACAGACTACATTTCAAAGTGCACTCAATGTGGTGTCTTTGGTTGATGCAAAGAATCACCTCAGAGTTGAACATGACTCTGATGACACTTTGATCACTGCACTGATAAGTGGTGCTCAGGACATGGTCCAGAGATACACAGGAACATTTTTGCAGAGGACCAGTGGTGTGTTTTATCATGATCACTTTCATGACTTCATGGATCTGCATTTGGGAATCAATGTTGAGGTGGATGCCCGTTCAGGCGGTGTTGCTTATACCGATGATAAATCAGGCAGGATGATCACTGTTGACAGTTCAGACTTTCAACTTGATGGCAAAAACTATCCTGCAAGGTTGAGGATCACAGATCTCCCAACTGATGTCAAGGATGAACTCAATGCAGTCAGGATTCATGTCGCTGGGGGATATGATTCCACAGACCGACCTCCTGCACTTGTGAGTGCAATGCTCTTGATCATTGGTCATTTATATGAGAATAGACAAGATGTGACCTCCTTCAAGCAATATGAGATACCAATGAGTTCTCAGTATTTGATGAACCCTTACAGATTGAAATCATTCTGATGGACATTGGAAAACTTGACAAGAGAATCTCAATCAAAACCATTGGGACAACTGTGGACCAGTGGAACACTGAGGTCACTGACTCAACCAGTGTGACCAATGTGTGGGCACAAGTGACCTACAAATCAGGAACTGAAAAACAATCTGCAGATCAGAGAGTCTCTGTTGACAGAGTTGAGTTCCTGATCAGATACAAGCGAGGAATCAATGAGAGGGACAATGTGATTGAATACAACTCTCAAGATCATGACATCCACTCCATTGAGATCATTGGAAGGAATGAAGCAATGAGATTGATCACCACATGCAGGGACAATGGTTGATCTGAAGATTGAAGGGACTGAACAACTTGCTCAAAGACTCAAGAGACTTGAGGAGAAAATGGGCAGGAAAGAGGCAGTGAAGATCCTCAAAAAGGGTGCACCTCCAATCAAAAGAGAGATGAAAAGACTTGCACCACTGGGAGCAACAGGGAACCTCAGGAAGTCCATTGTGACAAGGAGAGGTAAAAAGAGAAGATCCTTGGGTGAGACGGTCTTGGTGGGACCTAAAGGAGGCAAGAAGGGTGCACCATATGCACACATAGTTGAGTTGGGTGCAAGAGGTGGGACCTACACTGCAAGAGGGGACGGGAATTTTCAAATCATTGGAGCATTTGGAGTTGGCAGGGTCCTGACCAAAACAATTGAAAGGAGACCCCTGAAGGGCAAGGGATACATCTCAAAGTCCTTCAAGTCCAAGAGTGGTGAAGCACGAAGGAAAATATCAAACGAAATCAAGAAAAGAATTGAGGCATGATTGGAGAGATCATTGACATCATTGAAGCAGATTCCACCATCATGAATGAGTTGGGATCAGGAGCATCCAACAGGATTCACGCCATCCAACGAAGACAGGCAACTGGACTCCCTTGCATTGTTGTTGATCTCACAAACTTTGATCCACAGGAAACAAAGTCACACTCATCCTTTGTGGATTTCATCACCATTGATCTGTCTGTCTATGCAGACAATCCAAGACAGTCCTATACATTGAGCACCTATCTGAGAGATGCTCTTGACAAGTATGTGGGGACAGTCAACAATGTTCATCTTGACATCAGATTTGAGGATCTCCAAGTGGGGATCAGTGCAGAAGATGAAACCTTTGTGACTCAATCAACATTCATCATCACATCAGAACGGAGTGGGCAGTCTGCTCACACCTAAGAACTTGACACTGTCAACCTCCTCCTGACTTCTTAGGGGGAATTTTGGAGTCATGAAATTGGAAATCATCTCTCCTGTTCAGGGTAAGTCTTGGAAAGTTGGACACACTGTTTTGATCAGTGATCCAAAAGTTGCATCCAAACTCATTGAGGATGGACTTGCAAAACATCACCCAACAGTCACTGATCCACCTCCCACTCATGAATGCCCTTGCAAAGAGCATGATGAGCCATGTGAAGAGTGTGATGACAAGGTTGAGGATGTCATTGAAGAGGTCCCTGCAGAGAAAGATGATGAAGATGTGGTCAAGCCAAAAAGGAAGACCACACGCAAGAAAAAAACAACCCCTCCAAAACTTTAAAAAATGGCAACAACTGGAACAGTAAAGGGAAATCTCGTGGGTGTTTACATCCAAGATGCAGACAATTCAGGTGACTCAAATTTTGACCTGATTGCATGCGGAACAAACGCCTCCCTGAACATCACAAATGAGATGATCGAAACAGTCTGCAAAGACAACGATGGTGCACGGTCTGTCCTTCCTGGGCAACAGAGTGTGAGCATCACAATCGAAGGTCTCACTGCATATGACAACACAGGACGTGCACATCTATTCAGTGCAGTCAAAGACAAGACAGAACTGACTCTCCAATATGGATCAGGAGTGACAGGAGATCCATTTGTGCAGGTGGATGCATTCATCACCTCATTTGAGGAGAGTGCACCATTGAATGATTCAACTTCATTCACTGCAAATTTTGACTGTCACAACATGACCACAGGGACATTCTCATAATTGAAATAACATGAATGAACTCAGAGGAGAACTATCAGTGAAGGTGGGCAAGAAGTCTCACAAAGTATTGCTGAATCTTAATGCCTTCAGGCTATTGTGTAAAGACAAGAAGATTGATCTGAATGGTCTTGATGAGTTTGTGAGCAGTGACCCATTGGACTTTGTTCCTACAGTTGTTTACTGGGGAATGATGAACGCCTGTGACATTGAAGGGAAGGAACGTCCTGAGATAGGTTTTGATCATTTATCTGCAGTCATCTGCAGTGATCTTGATCAGTTCCAAGAACTCTCAGAACAGATTGGACAGGCAATGGGACACTCAATGGGAGGGGATAAATCGGGAAACTGACAAGAGGGGGAGGTGAAGACACTTCTCCCTCTGCTCACACTTGGGTTGAACTTTATTCTCATGGACTCTCACTGGGGTTGTTGCCTGATCAATTTTGGGGGATGACCTTTTTTGAGTTGGCTATGTATTCACAAGGGAGAGTCAATCATGACAAACTCTTGTGGAATCACACATCCAGTCTGTTGTCCCTGATGGCAAATGCCAACAGAGACTCAAAGAGGAGACCCACACCCTACAGTCCCCAAGACTTTCACCCATACTCTTCAGAGAATGAAGAGACAGAAACGAATGTGACAAATGAACTAACTGAAGAACAGATTCAACAAATCTCAAAATGGCAACTCAATCCCTCCTCAGTGTAGTTCTTGGTCTGAACTCATCACAGTTCACCAAAGGACTCACACAGGCTCAAAATAAACTCAGGAAGACTGCAGGACGGATGCAGTCTGTGGGGCGTGGGATGTCACTTGGTGTGAGTGCTCCATTGGTTGCAATCGGTGCATCTGCATTCAAAGTATCTGCTGACTTCGAGTTGGCAATGAAAAAAGTCAAAGCCATCTCAGGATCAACTGGGAAGGACTTTGAACTGTTGGAAAAGAGTGCAAAGGATCTTGGATCCTCAACTGTGTTCAGTGCATCAGAGGTTGCAGGACTACAGTTGGAACTTGCAAAACTTGGTGTGAATGCCAAAGGCATTGAAGCATCAACAGGATCAATCCTTGGACTTGCACAGGCATTTGGGACAGAACTTGCACCAACTGCAGAAGCGGTCCAACAGACCATCAATCAATTTGGATTGGAGGCATCAGAGGCAGGACGTGTCAGTGATGTCATGGCAAAAGCATTTGGATCCTCTGCTCTTGATCTTGAGAAGTTCTCAGGGTCAATGGCAAATGCAGGGATCTTGTCATCTCAATTTGGATTCTCACTTGAGGAGACCACTTCACTCCTTGGGGTCCTAGCAAACAACGGACTCTCAGGAGCAGATGCAGGGACAAAGTTGAAGATGGCATTCAGTCAACTTGCATCTGAGGGAGTTGATGTCAAGAAAACTTTTACTGCGATCATCAATGGATCCATGGACTATTCTCAAGCAATTAAAGTGCTTGGGAAAAGATCTGCAATCCTTCAGCCTCTATTTGGCAAGAACCTTGAAGACCTGAACGATCTCCAAAAGGAACTCCTGAATGCAGGAGGGACTGCCTTGGACATGTCAAAAGACATGGATGACACTGCAAAGGGTGGGATTGCAGGGATGAAGAGTGCCATTGAAGGTGCACAGATTGCACTGGGTGATGCACTTGCTCCCACAATCATGGTGATTGTCAATGACCTCAAGAGTCTTGCACAATCCTTCCAACGTCTCAACCCATCAACACAGGAGACCATTGTCAAAGTTGGACTCTTTGCAACTGCTCTTGGTCCTTTGGTCTTTGCCATTGGTAGCATCATCAAAGCGGTCCAAGGTGCAACAATAGCGGTCAGGGCGTTCACTGCATCTCTCTTGACTAATCCATACACTGCACTAGCAGTTGCAGTTTTGGCAATAGGGACTGCACTTTTCACAATGACATCTGCATCTGCAAACGCCATGCAGAGCACATCAGACTTCACTGAGATCCTTGAGATCCAGAACTCAACCCTGAAGGAGTCTGTCAAACAACTATCTGCACGGAGTGCCCTGATCAGGTCATCCTTCTCAGGAGGAGGAGTTCAGACAGTCCAAGACATCAAAGATCAGATCCGTGCACTTGAGACAGAACTGCAGAATCTATCTCCTGAGGCATTAGAGAAACTCCTTGACACTCAGATTGAACTGTCACGGAATACATTGAAAGCATCACAGGCAGGGATCACTCCTGCATTTGATACGAGCACAGGGAAAATCAATCAGGAGATTGCAAGGAACAACACTGCAATCATTGCAGATCTTGCAGGAGTCAACATCACCCCTGCAATTCAGGACATCCTTTCCAGTCTTGATCCATTTGGGATCTCTGACAACACCCTGAAGGATGACTTTGATCAGGTAGTTGAGATCATCAACACACAGATTGATGGACTTGAGAAGGACCTTGAAACAAGAGAGGGAGACATTGAGAGCAGTTTGGAAATCATCTTCAAGGATGACACTGACAAAGATCAACTCAACAAACCAAAGGAGACACTGGACACAGTCCTTGCAGGATTGGAGAAACAGATTCAGGACATTGGGAAGTTGGAGGTCCTGTTTGGTGAGAACTTAGACTCAGAGAAGTTCACTGCACTGGAAGGGGCAATCAAGAAAATTGTCACTGCAGAGTTTGACATCCCTGATGAGAAGTTGCAGTCCTTGATCACAAGGATGAATCAATTCAAGGAAGAGACTGACAATGTCCTGACCCCCATTGACTCCCTGAAGGAGACATTCAAAGAACTTGAGATCAGTCAGAGTCTTGGGATTGTCTCAGAATTGGAGACTGCAACTGCAATGATCAATGCACTTGAGACTGCCTTGAGAGAGTCAATCCTTGCAGATCCGAACTTCATAAACACTGAACAATTCAAGGAATTGAGTGGGGTCCTTGAGAACCTCAGGGGAGAGATCAACTCAACCAAAGTCACACAGGACACTCTCAATGAATCCTTTGATGTTGGTGCAACAGTTGGGAATGCAATGGGACAGATTGTCTCTGCAGGTTTCGATTCAATGACAAACAGTGGGGAGAGTTTTGGGGAATCAATCAAGAAGATTTTCCTGAACATCCTCAAGGGTGCTCTCAGCACTGCCATTGCAAATGCAATCACATCTGCATTCAGTCCTGCCTCTCCTGATAACATTGCAACAGGAGGAGCATCAGCACCAATCAAGGCAGGGAAACTCACTGCCATTGTCACATCACTCTTTGCATCCATTCCAAAGTTTGCACAAGGAGGGATGACACTTGGTCCAACACTCGCAATGATTGGGGACAACCCATCAGGAAGAGAGGCAGTGATTCCATTTGAGAAGATGGGATCCTTCCTGCAGATGGCAGGAGTTGGATCAAGCAATGTGAATGTCACTGGAAAGATCAAAGGACAGGACATTGTCCTGAGTCAAGAACGTGCAATGAGAAACAGAGGGAGATAAAACATGCCACAACAAGCCCCCAACAGTCAGACAAATAATTGGAGAGCAAGACTGAAGTCTGAATTTTATGATCAAAGCGGAAGACATTGGAGAGTTGAGTTGATTGACTCTGACACATCCAGTGGACACACAGACTTTGGTTTGTCCTCATCTGCAGTTGAAGACATGGAACTTGCAGGAGATGGGTTCACACTTTCTTGGGATGGTGCTACTGATCACATTGGTGGACAGATCATCCCTTCATCATGTTCAGTCACTTGGATTGTTGATGATGGATCAATGGAGGTCCTCAAGAGAGCAGTCAAGAAAGCAGATGACTCAAGACTTGCTCTTGCAGTTTATTTGGACACGGGTGGAACATACTGGGAGCCTTACTGGGTGGGAGCACTTAATCATGAGGCAGTGGAATATGAACTCCAAGATCTGCCCTATCTATTCACCACAGTTGCAAATTGTGGACTGAACAGACTTTCAAATGTTTCCTTCAGGGATTCCAATGGTGAGACCTACACTGATGATGTGAGCATTGCAGAAGTGTTTGCACGGTGCATCAATGAGATCCCGACACATGACTTTTGGGAGTTCACGGAATATCAGATGAGGGAAGTGGTGGATCTTTACAGTGATGACATCAAGTCATTCTCTCCAAGTAGTCAGGGGGATCCATATCCAGTCAGCGTGATTGAGAGAACAGTGGTCTCATCTCTGACCTTCAGTGAGGATGGTGATGTTGAGAGTGACATCTTCCTGAGACGAATCAAACAACCTGCAAACTTCAACTCATGCAAGGACGTTCTTGAGAACATTGCAAATGCATTTGGAGCAAGGATCACCCTTGCACGGTTCTCATTTTGGTTCTTCCCTGCAAACTCCCTGAACTGGACCACAGACTCTGTCACAGTTAACAAGTGGACAAGGACTGAGGTTTCCATTGGTGATGTCAGCACAGTCATGACAGTCATGGATCCGAGTGGTGATCCATATGTGATGAACGTGGACAGAGCAGATCAGGAGACAGGAGTGAATCTCCGTGTGGACTTAGATTCAAACTATGGACTGGGATCAGGATGGTCCAACAGTTATCTCCTCCCCGTGAAGAGATGCACATTGACCTTCAAGGATGCAGGAAGGCGGTCCATTTTTGGATCATCTTCAGCCAATTATCTTGACTATCCCAACAACGGAACAGGGACAAGGAACAGAGTCAACAATGACATTGTAATGAGTGAGGGAGACCTGATCTCCTTCTCAGGTGTTTACAGTGCACCCCTTGTCAAGGAATTTGGATCTGCTCTCACAGGGACTGCCTTTGATGATCATGGAGATGCAAGAATTGGAGCAAGGATCTTGCTGAGATTCAAAATCAAAGTGAACACTCAGGGAGGGACTGCATACTATTATAAAAGTGAATATAATGTTGAGACATCTGATCACACAGACATTGACATGCCCAATGGCTTCAATGGTGATCTGACAGATCCTGACATTCCTTTTCACAGAATATTCTTAGACTCTGCAGAGTGGACCACATCTGAGGGTTTCTTTGACATCATTGTCCCTTGGACCAACTCTCAACCTGAGGCATCTGTTGAAGGAAGTGGTGGATGGAACAGGGTGGGAGGACTTCACATTGAAGCACAACAGAACGGGGAGTTCAAATACAGGATCAACTCAACCCAGTGGGATGATGTCCTGCAGTCCTTTGACTTCACATGTCTTCCCCTTCCTGAGTTCTTGTCATCTTATTCAGGGATTAGAGTGGACATTGACAGAATTGTGTTGACTCGTGATGGAACGGTGAAACAGACTTTTGATGATCTTGATCACATAATCACAACAGCATTCATTGTTGACTATGATCACAACGGGAATGACATTGGATCATTCACAAACAGTGCTCCTGCAGACAGGATTGATGACTTTGTGGTGACACTTGGGTCAAATTCTGATGATGCAGATTGGGATGTGTTTGTGGAACAGTCTCTCAATTCAGAGTTCTTGGATTGTGGTGAGACAACCATTGGATCCAACACGGTCTCAGGAGTCACTCAGAGTGATGGAGGGATCAAATTGATTCCACATGGTGGGACCAACGGGATTGCAGTTGCAAATAATTCACCTGATTGGAACAGTGTGACAGATGCCATTGATGGACTTGAGGAGAACACTGATCTGCAAACTGCCATGCTGAGGGAGCAACTATATCAGAGAGGCAAAGCATTGAACACACAGAGGGGAGACATTTTCCCTCAGGTGAGCACTGCACAGAATCACACTCTCCCCATTGACATCCTCTCAGTCATCCATCACAACTGCTCAAGCACAGGAGATATTGAGGAATATCTTGCACCAATGGCACTGACCCACAATGGAGGGTCTGACTCCTATTCAGTTGAGGCATGGATGGTGAACAGAGAGAGACTGTCCTTTGAACATGATGAGGGCAAGGTGTCAAAGGGCAAAGGTTTTGGGAACACTGGTGTGTTGGGCAAGGGTCCAGTGGGATCCATGCACTTGACAAAGTTTGGACACACTCAGGATCAGACCACAGAATTGGTCAATGCAGATGTCCTCAGGACTGTCTTTGAGGATCAACCTGTGAAAAGCAGAACGGCAACAGGAGCACTTTCATCTGCAACAGCTTCATCAGGAGACTCCATGACTTGGACTGCATCAAACTTTGATGGGGTCACAACCTATGTCTGTGCAGTGACCAAGGACTCTGATGGGACTAAATTATTATCAACATCAGACTTCACGCAAAGTGGGGGTGTAGTCACATTCAATGCTCCCTCCTATGTTGGTGCAGTCACTCTTGAAGTGTTTGCAGTCAGTGCAGGATTGAGGAGATCATTGGTTGCAGAGTTTCAGTTCACAGTCCGTGCATCAATTAACTCCTACAGGTATTTGAGGATGACAGGTTTCAACACAGGACTAGTCCCAACAATTACACCAATGAAAATCATTGAGGTCCAGATCTATTCAGAGGAGAATCTTGCAGGGACAGACAATCCCACACAAGCATGGTCATCAGGTGGGGTCTTGGACTTTACACCACAGGCAGGAACAGGTGTGACAGGAATTGCGGGAAGAGCATGGGACAACAATGTCAGGACTGTGTTCAATTCAACAGGACTCACGAGAGGGAACGAGGATCAGAACTTTCTTCAGATTGCTTGGAGTTCAGGAGCAGGAGCACAACCAATGGGATCACTGAGAGTGATTGCAATCAAAGGAAGGACAGTCCATGAGTTGAAGGTTGAGGTCTCCAATGATGGAGTCACTTGGACACATTGGGACACCCTCACAGGGTTCAATGTTGGAACAGGACAAGCCAACTTTGACATCCTCACGAAGGCTCCATAAAGTTGACACTGTCAATCAATTAGACACACACAATGAACAACCTTGCAAACATCATGATGGACAACTTGTCTCACTTTGAATTTTTAACCATTGCAGGTGCACTCATTGGATCATGGATCAAACATCAATCTGATTTCTCCAAGTTGAGCACACGTGTGCACACACTGGAAGCGGACAACAGAGAATTCAAAGATGATGTGAAACAACTCCTCAAAGACATTCAGGAGATCAAGTTGCTCCTAGCAAAAAACAAAGTTGAATGAGGTTTGACAGAGTCATCATTCACTGCAGTGCAACTGAGGAGGGAACAGAGGTCACCACTGAGACCATCCGAAAATGGCACACGAGTCCCCCAAGGAATTGGAGAGACATCGGATATCACTTTGTGATCCTGAATGATGGACTGGGAACAGTTGAAAGAGGGAGACCAATTTGGGAGAACGGTGCACACACAAGAGGTCAGAATGATTCCATCGGTGTGTGTTACATCGGAGGACTTGAAGATGGGAGTCCATCAGACACCATGACTGAGATTCAGGAGTGTGCATTCTTTGAACTTGTGGACAAACTCAGAGACATCTTTGGTGAGATCTCCATTCATGGTCACAATGAATTTAGCAACAAGGCATGTCCATCCTTTGATGTTGTTGAGAAGTGGGGACACACATTCACACAAAGAGATTGAGCA